TTACCGATTACAACTAATATACAATTACGGACATATTCTAATTCTGAATCTTCTCTTAGTAAGTACATTCCGCTATATTGCATAGAATCTAATTCGTTTTGGGAATCTATATTTCTAGTATCTCTGAACCTTAACCACGTATCATTTATCCCAATCAGTCCTCCCAGATCGGTCTTGTGAGATTATTTCTGTTAAAAAATAATGTATCTTATCTTAGGTGATCGTACCTCTGATGTTGTCATATTCAGATTTAATCCTTCTGCGGATAATTTATATGTTCCTCTTAACTCTCCTGAAATTGTATCATATTTTATCGTATTACTTTGGGTTGCAGATAAAGAGATGACTACAGTATATCCTCCATCTGAAATTGATAAAAGGCAGACTTCACCTAATGCCAATGTTACTAAAGTCACAACTGTTTCAGTTGATATATTTATGTTTTTTGATACCGATTTTATGTTTGGAATCAGAAGAAGTCCTCCCAGGTCGCCAACAGGCAGAAAATCTTGTCTAAATTCCTACCTGTGTGAGCGTACTAATATCTATATCTACTTTAGTTGCTGAAATGGCATTATTAATCGGTATGCGGTTGGCAAAATATGCTATAGCGTATCCCCATCCACTCACGTAAACATAATAATTGTAATCATTATCTCTATACATTCTTATTGATGACGGTCCAGAATTATGCGTAATACATAACCCATTACCACCGCCATGCATACAGATAATAGAGTAGTCATCAACTACTTCCGAATTACCTTCACCAACAATCTTAACAACCAAATTTAAATTCCTTGTAAAATCAATCCTATATAAGGTTGCAGATCCTCTACCTTCTGCCATCCTTATATAGTTTTCATTTTGCAGAAGTCCTCCCAGAAGCATTTTTTGTGGTTTATTTTGTAAATGCAGAAGAATTTTTTTAACTTTAAAACAAAAAGTTGAGTATGTTAGAGAAGATCAGATATCGTTTAGTTTATAACCGGCAAAACAAATTAAACCGACAGGGGACAGCCCTTGTACAAATAGAAGCCTATCTGAATCAGAGAAAGGTATACTTTAAAACCAATGTCTATCTAAAGCCGGAATGTTGGAGTAAGGATGGTGCCCAAGTAATCAACCATCCGCAGTCACAAGAACTTAATGCAATGCTATATGAGCATATATTGGAATTACAGGCTATAGAGTTAAGCTATTGGAAGAGAGGTCTTGAATCTAACTTATCCACATTGAAGGAAGCTGTAAGGAAGGGGGTAAAACCCGTGGTTTCGTTTCTTAAGTTCGCCCAACAGGTTATAGTGAATTCCGATAGGAAACCGGGAACCAAGGATAACATGCTGGGCACAGTAGCCACATTGAAGGAATTTCGGAACGTGATAGAGTTCACGGACATCAATTATACGTTTCTAAAGGAGTTTGACGCATTCTTGCGCAACAAGGGATTGAAAGTAAACACGGTAGGGAAACACATGAGAATACTTCGTACCTTGGTCAACGAGGCAATAAACGAAGGTTATATATTACAGGAGGCATATCCTTTCCGTAAGTTCAAGATCAAGCGGGAGAAGAAAGAACATAACTTCCTGATGCCTGTCGACTTGGAAAAATTGGAAAATCTTAAACTGCCGGACAGGAAGAACAACAGCCGACACATACTGGACGCATTTCTCTTCTGCTGCTATTGCGGATTGAGATTCTCTGATTTTAAACAACTTACCTGTAAGAATCTCGTAACAGTTGACGGAAAGGAATGGTTGGTCCTAAACAGCGTCAAAACAGGCGTGAAACTTAATATCCCGCTATATCTATTATTTAACGGAAAGGCACTGGGCATAATGCGGAAGTACGACAGTATCGAACAACTGGCTGCATTAGGCTGCAATTCCGACACCAACCGAACATTACAGAAATTGGGAAGAATGGCGCATATCGGCAAGAAGTTTACCTACCATACCAGCAGACACACTTGTGCCACTCTGTTGGTACATCAAGGCGTTCCGATAACCACCGTCCAAAAACTCTTGGGTCATACATCGGTCAAGACTACAGAGATATATTCCGAGGTGTTTGATGAAACGATCATCAAGGATCTGACAAGGGCTAACCAGAAGTATTATAATCGTAGGAATGTAAAACAAAATCAAATAAAATCTCAAAAATACCCGGAAAAATACCTCAGGCAGTAGAAATCTATAGAGGCTATCTGTTTTATACCCGTTTTTCAGACTTCGGTCCATCTTTATTTTCATTTGTCAATAAAAATACAAAACCGTTTGATTTGCCGTTCTATTAATTCTCTTCATTTGTCCTGCAAGTAAAAAATATTGCATTAATGGCAATTTTTTAAGAAGATTGGTTTTTGTTTCAAAATTGGCTCTTTATAACTAATTAATACAGTTTTCTTTTTGTATTTCGTTTTAGATTTGATATCTTTGCTATTGTCTTCTCGGGAGAATGGGATAGAGAGTAGGACGTGGATTGAACGGCTGCTGTGCTTTTTGCTGGCGGCTGTTCTTTTTTTATCTAAATGTTAAATATTACACAATGCAAGAAAATATATTGTGATTTGTTTTGCTATTACATCACAATATAGTATATTTGCATTGTGATAATAAAACAATGAATAATAACAATTAAAAGACAATAGAAGATTATGAAAGCGATAGTAGAAAATCCACTGATAAATTGTGAACCAGAAGTTTTACACCTTTTCGTTCAAATAATCAATGAAATCACTTCTTGTATGTCAGAAGACGAGTTAAAGGGCTGTATGAACTCTTTAACAGTACAATACCCTTACTTTAAACTGTTTTTCGATTATGGTTTTGAAAACAATCACATGTGGGTGAAAGAATCAGATTCCATGGAAACATTGATATTTGTTGAGTTCTAATCCGATATCCTTAAAAACAACAAGCAATAACAAACAAAAACATTAATTTATGGGAAGAGGACGATCTATTACCCTAGATCAAGAGTCTAGGGTATTATCCCTATATAAGGACGGGATAGCTATTAAGGAGATAATGAAGGAAACAGATATAAAGTCTGAGCAAACGATATATAGGATATTGGACAGC